GAAGCCGCCAAGATTAGCGGCCGCCACTTCATCGCTTTCGACACCGACCCGCGCGCCGCCGCCCTGGCACAAGCGCGCGCCGATGCCGCAAATTATGAACCTACTTTGCCATTATGACGGAAGAATACAAAGACAGACTCCGCGAGGCGAAAGTAGAAGTGACTCGTTTGCTCGACGCTGTAGACCTCGCGGCCTACAATTTGGCAGACACCGACGCACGCCTTGAGGCCTACTGCGCCGAAGTGATCAACAACCCGGACGGGCACAACGTGTTCGAGCAGTTGGGGGTGAAACACTTCTTGAAGATGGTCGACAAGTACGGGCTCTGCAAAGTCGCGGTGCTGCAATTCTTCACGCTCTACGAAGAATTGCACTTCCCCGGCATCGCGGGGTTGCAGAAATACAAGCTCACGCCGGTGCAGGCATTCCAATACGCCTCGATTTATGGATTTTGGGAAGGCACGCGCCGCGTGGTGCGCACGGCGCTGCTCTTCGTTCCGCGTAAATTCAGCAAGACCACGAGCAGCGCTGCCATATCGGTTCACGATGTCTTGTTTGGCGATGCCAACGCGGAGAGCTACATCTGCGCCAACAGTGCCGACCAAGCAAAGAAGTGTTTCAAGGTGGTGCGCCAATGCTTCCTCAAACTCGACCCGAAGTCGCGCTACTATTTGGCCAACGAAACCGAAATCAAGAGCCGCCGCCCCAACCGCCCCGCCTTTGCACAATGCTTGACGGCCAACGCCAACACGAAAGACGGACTCAACGCGTCGACCATCATCGTCGACGAGTTCTCTCAAGCGCGCGATGCCGAACTTTTCTACACCCTCACCTCGTCGATGGGGGCGCGGCACAACCCGCTCACCGTGATTATCACGACCGCCTCGCCCCTTGTCGATGCGCCGTGCTACGAGATGGTGCAAGGTTGTTGCCGTATGCTGTTGGGCGACTTCGAAGACGACAGCACATTTGCCCACATTTTTATGCCCGATGTCGACGACGACGAAGGCAGCGAGGACACGTGGCGAAAGGTGCACCCCCACATGGGCGTAACGGTTTCGATGGACTTCTACCGCGACGAGTGGGCGAAGGCTTTGCGCAACGGCGCGGAGGCGCTGCTGACCTTTCGCACCAAGCTGCTCAACATCTACGCCGAAGACGAGACGCGTCCGTGGATTAGCGCCACGCTCGCCCGCAAGATGATGCGCCCGCTCGACTTGAGCGTGTTCACACAGCGACCGACGGCGATGGTGGCCATCGACTTGTCGGAGAGTGACGACTTTTCGGCCGTGACGACTTGCATTCACAACGCGGCCGACCGCACGATGCACTTTCACACGGATTATTTTTTTCCCCGCGGCGCTCTGCCGGGACACCCCAACGAGGAGATGTACCGCAAGTGGGCGGCCGATGGGCATTTGCACCTAACGGACGGCGAAGTGATCGACTACCGCGCCATCGTGGCTCACATCGTATGGCTGGCCAAGCGCTTCAACGTCCTAAAAATCGGATACGACGCGTGGAAGTCGCAGGAGGTGATCAACATGCTCGGAGCAGTCGGCGGCGCCGATGCGCTCAAACCGGTGGCGCAGACGTTCGGCAATTTCACCGCTCCGGTGGAGAGCTTCGAACACTGGTCGAAAGAAGGGCGCATCACTATCAACTCCAACCCGATCAACGCCTTTTGTTTCGGCAATGCCGTGCTGGCTTTCGACAACTTGGAAAACTGCAAGCCGGTCAAGCGCAAACAAACGCGCAAAATCGACGGTGTGATCACGATGCTCATGACGATGCGCCTATTTCTCGACGCGGAACAATAGCCGGCTACCGATTTCGACGCGAAAGGCGCACAAAATAAAATATAAACTTTGGCGCACGGCGGAGCATTACGGCGCACGGCGGCACACATTGTTACACTTTGTTACAGTAGGGTTTTGGGAGCGTTTAACGCGTTCGCAAAACCCTATTGTCTGCGCGCGCGAATCGGACTAATTTCGCCCTGTTGTTTTCATAAAATCCCACCTATTCACTCACTCTATTTTATGAGTTTTTTCGCAAGTGTCCGCAACCTGTTCCGAAGCGCTCCGCCGGCCAAAACATCGGCGAGCCGTTCGGCGGGCACCGGGGGCGTACGTCGTTACGTCCTCGGTGTGAACACTTCGCCGATGTCCATTCCCACGGCGCACCGCTGCGTCGAAGTGATAGCGGGCATCGTGTCTTCGCTCCCCCTGCGGGTGGAGAGTGTGCGCGATGGCTTGTTTGTCTCCACACCGGGCGACCGCTTGTCCTATCTGCTCAACGTGCAACCGTGTCCCTCCATGTCGGCCGCCGACTTTTGGGGCGCGATCATTCGTCTGCTGCTGTTGGAGGGCAACGCCTACGTGGTACCCGTATACAACTCATTGAACTATGAGGTCGAAAGGTTGGTGCTTTGCAACCGCGGCACGGTGAGCCACGACGCGCTCCGCAACGTCTACATGGTGAACGATATGGCAAACGGCCTTTCGGGCACCTACGATGAAAGTGAGATTTTGCACTTCAAACACCTCACACTCGACGGGAAAAAAGGCCTTTCGGTGATTTCCTATGCGAGAAACACGCTCGACATTGCCGGCAGCGCCGCGGAGGAAACGCTCACACGCTTTGCCGACGGCGGAAACGTCCGCGGCTTTTTGGCCAACGGCACAGCAGGCCGCCCGTTCGCTTTGGGTGAATATGATAGCGACGAACTTCAAAACGCCGCGAAGTCGATAGATGAACGCTTTTCGAACGGCGAGAAAATTGTGGAGCTGCCCGGGCAAGTCGATTTTCGACAAGTCACCATGACGTCGGCCGATATGCAGTTTCTCGAAACGCGCAAATTTACGGTTTTCGAGGTCTGTCGTTTCTTCGGCGTGCCGCCCTCTTTCGTCTACAGCGACACGAGCAACAACTACAAGAGCGCAGAGAACGCCTACACCGATTTGATGAACCTCACGCTCAACCCGATTTTGCACAAGTTGGAGTGCGAGCTGCTGCGCAAACTCTATCCCGAGATGGCCGAGCGCCGCCGCATCATCTTCGACCGCCGCGAAATTTACGCTTGCGACCTCGAGAGCCGCGTCCGTTATCAAACGGCGACCATCGCCGCCGGGCTCTACACCGTCAACGAATGGCGCGCCGCCGAAAACAAGCCACCCGTCGAAGGTGGCGACACTCCTTTGGTTTCGGCCAACCTCCGAGACCTTTCGACAACCCCCGAAATGCTGAACGATGGAAAAGACACCCACACCCAAAAAGAGCCCCGAAACGCTGCGACGTGAATGCGTGGTGCGCGAAGGGGTGCACCTCCGAGAAGCCCCCGAAGGGCAAGAGAGTCGAACGATTGAAGGATACGCCATTTTGTTCAATACGCCCTCCGCGGTGCTGTGGAGCGAAGACGACGGGAAAATCGAGGCGCGCGAAATCATCGCCCCCGAAGCCGTAACCCGCGAACTGCTCGACGCATCGGATATTAAGTTCACGTTGTTCCACGACCGGCAGCTCCTTTTGGCGCGTTCCAAGGAGGGACAGGGCACGTTGTCTTACGACATCGACACGCGCGGCGTGAAGTTCTCTTTTGAAGCGCCCCACACGGCCGACGGCGACAAGGCGGTCGAACTCGTGCGCCGCGGTGATTTGGCCGGGTGTAGTTTCGCCTTTTCTACCTACTACTGGAAGAGTGACTACGTCGACCGCAACGTGAAAACCGAAGCGACGGGAAAACAGTTGATCACCTACACTGTTCGCCAAATGGTCGGAGTCTACGACATGACCCTCGCCGCCGACCCCGCCTATCCCGATACGAGCGTATCACTGCGCGAGCAGTTTGAGCCGGCGCCCGCACCGCCCGTGGACGACACCGCGGAGCAGGAGCGAGAACGACAGCTCGAAGAGATGGCACAAGTACTGAAAAAGCACAAATACTAAACTCAATATATATGACGTCAAGTAGAACTATCACCGCCCGCGGCATTGAGTTGCGCGAGCGGCGCCGCGAACTTTCCTCGAAGATTGAGGAGATGGCAAACAAACTCCGCGAAGAAAAACGCGCCCGCAACGAAGCAGAAGAAAGCGAGTACAATGAACTCGTGCGCGAATTGCAACTGGTGGACATGGAGTCGCGTGCTTTGGCACAAGCTTACGAGCCGACCAAACAAGAGCGCTCAGTGAAATTGACGGAGGTTGCCCGCGAAAACGTAGAGAATCTCGTGACAACTAAATTCGTGTTGCAACGCGATGCCACGATGTCGACCGATGCCGCCAAAGGAGGACTGGTTCCGCTTATGGTGCAGGACATCGTGAAGCCGCTACGTGAAGCCCTTATTTTCGACAAGGTGGGCATCGACATCAAGACTGGTTTGCATGGCGAGTTCATTTGGCCAATTCACGGAAAGCTCGAGGCGCACATCGCCGGCGAAGCTGTGGAACTCGCTACGCAAAAAATCGATTTCAACAAGCTCTCCGCAAGCCCCGAGCGCATCGGCTCTTCCACATCGGCAACACGTGAGGCCATTTCGCAATCAGAGAACACCATCGAGTCTATCATTTATGAAGAGTTGCCGGCTGCCGTTGCTGATTTGGTAAACAAAGTTTTGTTCAGCACGACAAAGGTAGCGAACTCGCAAAAGCTGGTCGGCCCGTTTGTCGGTTTGAAAACGAAGGCAAAAGAAATCGGCCCCACTCTTGATTTCACTTCATTCAATGTGGTGAAAGCCGACGTGCTCGCTTCTGGTGTCGAAGGCAAACACATGGCATGGGTTATGACCCACGCGATGAAGGCCATCTTGGAAGGCACGCCGAAAGCTCCCAACTCGCAAAGTATGATTTGCGAGAATGATATGATTGCAGGCGTACCTGTGTTCTGCACGGAAGTTATTGAGTCGAATTATATCGGCCTTGGCGATTGGGGCTATCAGCCGCTGGGCTTCTTCGACGAGATGACCATCATCATGGATCCCTACACCGATTCTAAAAAGAACCAAGTGAATTTCGTCATCAACGCCCACGCGGCCACCGTGACCCTCCGCGAAGAAGCGTTCAAACTCCTCAAAGTCAAGGACGCATAACCCCTTTCTTTTCTGTTTTCCATGCTTACCGATTTCGACCTATTTCGCAAACACTGTCGCGCCGATGATTTCGACGACGAGACGGAGTACCTGCGCTTTCTTCTCGAAGCTGCGGAGGAGGCTATCGTCAATGCGACGAACCGCAGCGCGGCGGAGCTTGTCGAAATGGGCGGCGGTGAGTTTCCGCGCTCCCTGCGCATCGCTGTTTATTCGTTGGGCGCGCATTGGTACAACCAACGAGAAGGGGTGGCCGCCGTGCAAATGCACGAAGTGCCCGCGACGTTCAACGCTTGTGTCAAACCATTTCAACGCCTATGCAAGCCGGAAGAATGAGAACGCGGCTCGAACTCCTGCGACCGGTGCGCACCGCCGACGGTTACGGCGCAGAGAGTGTACACTACGAGCCGACCCGCGTGGCTTATGCCGAGCAAGTGCGCCACACCGCACGCCTACACAACGAGGCGGGCGAGCATTTCCCCGACCATTCCACCGAATACAACGTGCGCGATGGGCACGAGGTGGGCGAAAATTGGCGAGTGCGCGAACTGCATGGCTTGCTCTACACCGTTACGGCGATCATCCCCAACAAGGCGCGCGGTTTTGTCACGCTGATTTGTGAACGAGTAAACGAATAACGACATGGAAGCGACAATGAACACCGACGGCCTGCGCGCCCTTTGGCACATGCTTTCCGAACGAGAACGCAAAAAGGCGCTCATCGGCGCAGCGCGTGCCACCGGCGCCGTTGTACTGCGCGCCGCGCGGCGGGAGATGATGAAGACGAAAGTCAACAAAGCCGACAGACTGCGCACGAATGTTCGCTGCAATGTTTTCAAAGAGCGCGTCGGGTTCAAAGTCTGCGTGAGCGCAAACCCAAGATTTCGACGTTTCATGCACACCAATCGCCGCGGAGAACTCAAGCCGTTGGCCTATTGGTTCAACAGCGGAACAGAGAAGCGCCAAACCGGACGCGGCGGAACCGGAAAACGCAAGCCGCACTCCACCGGCGCGCTGAGGCGATACGACTTCATTGCCAACGCGCGCACGAGCATTCCCGAAGCACAAGAGATTTTCAGCGCGAAAGTCTTCGAGTGGACGGCGCGCATCGCGGCTCGTCACTACAAATAATTTTTGACCAATGGCAAAACAGACTTCTCTCAGTGCTGGGCTCGCGGTTCGCAAACTCCTTTCGGAAAACGAAGACGTGCAAGCCATCACGCGGCTCGTGTTTCCCGTTGTTTCCGACTCGGCGCAGCTCCCCTACGTCGTGTATCGCCGCTCTGATTTAGAACCGGCTCCCAACTCGCACGGCTCGGCCGACACGTTGACGTTTGAGGTCGCCTGCTACGCGGCGTCCTACGCCGGCGCGGTGGAATTGGCCGAGGCAGTTCGCGCAACACTCGACGGAACGAGCGACAACCTGCTGCGTTCTTGTCGCATGACTTCAGCGGAGGAAATGTGGGACGCGGATGCCCATGTGCAGCTCCTCACGTTCACCGTTCGCCCCCGTTAACCAACACACAACACACACCTATCTAAACTACACACACATGGCACTACCTCAAGGCTATCTCAACGGTAACGACCTCCTCCTCTGTGTCGGAGGCAAGGCCGTAGGGCACTGCGTCTCGTATTCTGTCGACTACAAGAGCGAAACGAAGAACCGCGCCGTGAAACCCATTGCGTCGGCTCCTCCGGGCTCTGGCAAGTTCAAAGAAACAACCGTAACAGGACAATCCATTTCCATCAAGACCGAGCAGTTTGTCTATATTGGCGAAACTGAAGCCTCCCACAAGGATTTTTTGGCGGTTTGGAAGACGGGGGGTGCGGTCGATTTGAAAATAATTGCACGCGGCTCCGAGGACGTTCTTTTGGAGGGGTCGTTCATTATTGAGTCGATGAGCGAAACCACCGAGGCCGACCAAGACGTGAAGTCGTCCGTGTCGTTTATCAACAACGGTGCACCGACCACTCTCGACGACACAAAACACCCCTAATTGATTATGGAAACAAAGAAATTCCCGAAGATTACCATCGACGGCAAAGCCTATCCCACTCGCGCGTCGATGGGAGCGATGCTGCGCTTCACGCGCGAAACCGGCAAAGAGTTGTCGGAGGCGCTCACGTTCACCGACCAAATCACCTATTTGTGGTGTTGCGTCGTTTCTGCCTGCAGCGCCGACGGCATCGAGTTCGGCATGGACTTGCTGACATTCGCCGACCATCTCGACGCAGAAGACGTGCAAGCATGGTCGGAAGCCATCGAAAGCACGAACAGCACCGACGAAACAGACAGCGCCGGCGCTGCAAAAAAAAAGCATTAGCCTTTTCGGAGCTAATGGGCTACGCGTTGGGCGTGATGGGCATGAAGTTAGACGATTTCGTGCGCCTCACGCCCGACGAATTTATGGCGTGTATGAAGGCGCACACAGAGGCAAAAGAAGGCCGTTCGCGCGATGAGTGGGAAAGGATGAGGCTACAAACCACGCTACTCATACAACCCCACATCAGCAAGACCCTGACTCCCGAAAAACTCTTTGCGCTGCCATGGGACGAGCACCGTGAAACCCAACCGCACCGCGAAACGCCCGAAGAATTAGAAGCGCGCAAAAAATATGCGCGTGAACTCGTTAGAGAAATCAACCGCAAAAACTCCCAAACAGATGGCCAAGGCTGATATACAAATTGTACTCCAAGCAGACGGCAAACCGATTGACGCGATCATCAAGAGCACCGAAGGTTTGCAGGAAGCCATGAAGAAGGCGCTCGAGGAATCGACGAAGCTCAAACCCTCGCTCATCAATGCCGCCGCCACGGCTTCGCTCTTCCAAACCCTCAAGAGCGCCGTCGGCTCGCTGCAAGGCGTCTTTTCGAGTTATACGCAGGCTTTCGAGGCGGCCGCCGTGGCCAACACGAAACTAAAAACCATCATGGAGCAGCGCATGAATGCGACTGCCGAAGATGTGAAGGGCGTGAAAGACGTGATTTCGGCGCAAAAGGAGCTCGGCGTTGTGAGTGGTTCGGTGCAAGTGGCCGGCGCGCAGCAAATCGGCACGTTCGCCACGCAGGCTTCGACACTTCGCACCCTCGTGCCGGCGATGAACAACCTCCTCGCGCAGCAAAAGGGCGTCAGCGCCACACAGGAAGACGCGGTGGCTGTAGGTAATCTCTTCGGCAAGGCGCTGCAGGGACAAGCCACAGCGCTGCGTCGTGTCGGCATCACGTTTTCCGCAGCCGAAGAAAAGATGCTCAAGCACGGCACCGAAAGCGAGCGCGCCGCCCTCTTGGCTCGTATCATCACGAACAACGTGGGCGAGATGAACAAGAAACTTGCCGCCACGCCCACCGGTCAAATGAAGCAACTGCAAATGGCCATCGGCGGCATTAAGGCGAAAATCGGCGAGGCGTTGGTCGGCTTCGGCCCCTATCTCGCCGCGGCTTCACAAGTTTCTGTCATAACGGCCTCTTTTGGGCAACTCAAAACCGTGGTTGCCGGTGTGGGGGCGTCTTTGGCTAATTTCCTCGCCACAACAAAGGCCTCCATTTTGGCACTCTATGCCGAAGCCGGGGCGGCTGGGACGACGAGCACCGCGATGCGCGTGCTCACAGCCGCCAAGTTGGCCGCCGTCAGCGCTGCAAAAAAACTATACGCGCTCATGGCTGCCAATGTTTGGGTGGTGACTATAGCGGCCGTCGCAGCGCTTGCCTATGCGCTTTACAAGTTCTCCTCTGCCAACAACGAAGCCGCGCGCCGCCAAGCGGAAACAAACGAGGCTTTTGGCGTAGCGGCTGCCGCCGCTTCAAAGGAGGAAAACAAATTAAAATCTCTTTTCGACGCACTGAACAAGGCAAAGCAAGGCACGGCGGCTTATGCACGGGCGAAAAACTCCATCATGGAACAATATGGGGAGTACATTCGCCAAATCGAAGCCGAACACGGGAAAATCAAAAAACTCTCAGACGTCTACGAACTCCTCCGCGAAAAGGTTGTTGCGGCAGCGCGTGCGCGCGCCATGGAAGCCTACGTCGATAAGAAGATGGGGGAGACAGCAGAAGAAAGGGGAGAACTTGTTTCGAATATACGTGGGGTGTTGTCAAAAAAATTCCATGGTGCGTTTTTGGATCACATGGTTCAAAAGACGCTGAAGGCTATTCGTGACGGCAACCTGAGCGAGCGGTATATAAAACAATTCGACGAGTTGCAAACAATAGCACAACCGGGCGGTCCGTCAACAACGCAGGTATATAATCCTCTGAGGGTTTACGCTGCGGGAATGAAAAAACTAGACCAAAGGGACGCTCAAGTTCAAGCCGATGCCAAGGCGGTTCTCTCAGCTGACAAAAGCACTGGAAATGCAGGAGCTAATGGCGACCCGGTGAAAAATAAAACCTATTGGGACAATAAGAAGAAAGATGCGCAAGAACAGTTAGAGCGTCTCGACACTTCTAAGGCGGCCGACCGAAAAGCGGCCGCGGTGCTTCGCAAACAGATTGCAGGATACGACAAGCAACTGGAGTTCTTTTCAGCCGGTTCACACGGTGGCGGAAAGAGCGGCGGGGGCAAGGGCGGACATAAGGTCGACCCCAAGAAAGAAGAAGAAAATCGGCAGAAAAACGAAGCGCTCGACGCTCACGCATTGACGCAGGCGCAGGACAAAGAGCAGGCCGCCGAAATCAAAGCCGCGCGCGAACGTTACGCGGTCTTGACACAAGCCGAAATCGACGCGAAGAAAGAAGGCGCAGAAAAGGAGCGCGCACAAAATGCGCTCGACCTCCAAAAAGAACTCGACCAAATCGACGAGCAAACGGCCGCCCTCCTCGAAGCCAAACGCGACCAAGCGGAGGCCGTGTGGAACGCCACCCACCGCAAAGAGCGCGACAAGGGTTTGCGGTTCAACCGCTCGACCATTACCGCCGCCAACTTTTCGACCGAAGAAGCTGCCTATTTCGACAAGCTGCGAGAATATGCCCGCGCCCGCCGCGCTGCCAAAGACGATGCCACCACCGAAAAGTACAACATCGGCCGACTCGAGGAGCTTCACACCGTGAAGGAGCTCACGGCCGCCATTGAGAAACTAAACGCCGCCTCCGAAAAACAAAGCGGCGACGAGTTGTACAGCACACAGCAGACCATCGCGGCCTATCAGCGCAAATTGGAACTGATGAAGGACGGCACGGAATGGCAAGCCAAGCTCCGAGAAGCAAAAGAAATCGGCAAACTCGGCGAGCGCGAGATGAAAATCCGTCTTCGCGCCATCGGCATCGAGGAACTCCAAAGCCGTATCGAAGCCATACAAAAGCGATTGGCCGACACCACAAGCCCCGTTTCGCCCGAACAGCGCCGCGACTTGCAAGAGCTGGCAAATACTTACAAGAGCTGGCAAAAGAAGGCCGTCAGCTCCATTAGTATGGTACGCAGCGCGTGGGGCGGCGTGTCGAGCATCGGCAACACGGTGGAGAGTTTGAGCAACACACTGCGCGGCAACGCCTCGGCGTGGCAAAAGCTTTCGGCGGTGCTCAACGCGGTGCTGCAGATGGAAGAGAATTTCAAGGCGCTGAACCAAGTAATGCGCATTTTCGGTTTGGTGAGCGCGGCCAACAAGACGATAAAAGAGCAAGAAACGACCGCCACCATCGTCAACGCGCAGGCGGTGCAAACCGAAGCACAAACCACAATCGCGGCCGCCACGGCAAAGACCGCAGTCAACAAGGCCGAAGCCACCTCCAACGTGGCCGGAGCCGCCGCAAAGACGTTCAACGCGCACGCTGCCATTCCGTGGGTGGGTATCGCGGCGGCGGCCGCGCTGACGGGCGTAATGATTGCCACCATGGCATCGCTCCCGAAGTTTGCAGAAGGCGGCATCGCCTATGGCCCCACGCTCGGTCTCTTCGGTGAGTATGCCGGCGCGAGCCACAACCCCGAAGTGGTGGCACCGCTCGACCGTCTGCGTTCGCTCATCGCCCCACAAGAAAGCGGCGGCGGCTCGGTGCGTTTCCGAATTGAAGGGCGGGATCTCGTCGGCATTCTCCAAAAAGTACACCGCCACAACGGCCGAAACTAAACAAGTATGGAAAAAATCATTACCCACCGCGGCGAGTTTTTGAGCCGTTCCGATGTGCTGCACCGTGTAGAGTTGTGGCGCATCGGCGGTGCGGCGGTCGCACAGCCCGAAGAATTGCGTTTCGAAGCCGATGAGGCGCTTGTTATTGAGTGGAAGGAAACGGCAAAGCACGAGCCGATTTGCTCCTCGTCGGCAACCTTGCGGCTCGACAGCCCCGGCGACCGAACCTATACCCACTTGTACACCATCGTTCCCGGCGCGGTGGGCATGGACGTGTACAGAAACGGCGCTTTGTATTGGACGGGCACGCTCGATGCCGAAGAGTACGAAGAGCCCTATCAAAGCGCCGAGCACTACACTGTTTCTCTTACTTTTGGCGATTTCGGCATTTGGCAGCGGCTCAAGTATACCACGGCTTCACTGCGCGCCAACCGCAACGTGCAAACCATCGGCGAGCTGTTGAGCTTCGCCGTTGAGCGCGCGGGGCTCGCTCTTACATTGGACGAAAGCCTCACGGCAGTGGCTTCTACGCACCCCGTCGGCGGTGGAGTGGCGAAGTGGCTGGGCTGTTCTCCTGAAAACTTCTTTGATGAAGACCGAAAGGCCGCCACCCTTAGCGAGGCGATTGAAAGTTTGTTGCAGCCGTTGGGGTTGCGCGTGGTGCAGCGCGTCGGGCGAGTGTGGCTCTACGATTTGCACGGCTTGCACAGCGCGCCCACCGCCCCGCCGGTGGTGTGGAGTGCCGACAGTCAAACGCTAAGCGTCGACAGCGTGGCGAACAATGTACGCCTCTCCTTTTCGCCCTACGCGAAGAATAAACTGTTGTCGAGTGATGAGCTGAAATTTCCCCGCCCGCTGCACAAGGTGTGGAGCGCGCTGAACGTGGGACGCGACTGGGGAATGTCTCGAGATTGGCCGTATCCCGATACGTATTTGTTCTTTTCTGAACAACGCTTTTACATCACCTCAGCAAACTATTTCGGGAAAGGGCGGGAGGTGAGCGAATACAAGACATACGACCCGGCCTTTTTGCTCGGCCTCGCCGATAATCCCAACAAGCAGTACGGCAACAACGCCCGATTATGTCGTTTCTTACCGATAAGCGAAGGCGATGAGGCTACGGCCTATTGCGTGAAAGCGCCACAAACGGTGACAGATAGGCCGCGATACGGCACGGGGGTATTGCCCAAAGGCGATGCCGGCGCGATTTACACCACGCGGAGTGTTTATCTCCCGAAGATCTCGAACCCTGCTTTGTATTGCTTGCGGCTTCGTGTGTCGGTTTTGGCCGACCGTGCTTTGTGCCCCATCGGCACACCGATAGAAAAATCAGCCGACAAGGCTGCGCGCGACGAAATGGACAAGTCGTTCGGGTGGGCGTTTCTTTTGGCGGAGGTGAAATGCTGGGATGCTTCAGAAAAAAAGCAGTGGTATTTTGACAACAATCACGCAATTATTAGAGAAAACCCCACAATAAACGAACTCGATGAGCGGACGGCAAACAATCGAGTAAAAAGAACGTGGCGGAATGAAGCAACTCGCTGCTTGTTGGCCTACTTCGACAAGTCCGACCCGTCCAAACGCTCCGCGCTGGGTGGCTGGCGCACCAATCGCAACAACATCGGGCAACCCAACGACGCGACGGGGGGACTTCACAACAACAGCAAAACCCATCAATACGACCGCGAAAATAACCTGCCCGACGGCGAACTCATTCCGTATCCTGTTAACGGCGGGTGGGTGTCGATTACGGTTTTCAACGAGTTGCGGGTGTTCCCTTACAGCGCCTCTCCCACTGCAAGCGACCCACCGCCCGCCGCGCTGCAATGGTTTGCCGTGAAAGCCCCCGACTTGGAAATCGTTCGCTCGTGGGGAGATTGCGATGCGCCCGATGTTCCCGATGTGGAGTATCGTGCCACGCTGCACCCCGATGCGAAAGAAGAACTCGCCATCGAAACGAAATGCGGAACGCTCCCCCACGATGTGGAAGGCGAACCGCTTTGCCGCGGGTTGTATCTCGACGCGTTGCGAAATTGTGCCATCGGCGACCGCGATATGATGCGCGCCGGTGTGACAGACCGCCCCGAACAACTCTTTATTAACTCGCTTTACTCACAATATGCCACACGGCACACCAAACTAAGCGGGGAGGCTTACATCTACGACGGCGCATTGGCACCGCGCACCGAAGCCAACCAAGGCACGGCGCGCTTCATCGTGGTCGAAGAGCGCCAAGACCTCATCGAAGACTGCGGAGATGTGACCGTCGTAGAATTGACCCCCGACATTTATAAAGCCGTGGAATCCGAAGAAAACATATAACTATGGCAGACCAAAAGAAAACCTACACCGTGACCACCGCCACCACCCCGGCACGCCCTCGCAGCAAGGCGCGCCGCGGGCGCCGCCG